TGATAAAGATTTCGTGCAATTGCAGCGCTATGGAAACGTAGAACAGTACGCACCAATTCAAAAGAAGATGCTTCGTGAACAAAACCCTGCTCGTTTTCTTCATATGCACATCATGAAAGGTGATGGAGGTGATGGCATTCCTAACTTCCTATCAGACGATGATGTGTTTCTCACAGAAAAGAGGCAAAAACCTATTCGAACTAAGAAGCTCAACGAATGGGCTGAATTGAGTCCAGAAGATTTTTGTGATGAACGTATGCTTGAAAAGTATAATCGGAATAAAGAACTGATTGATCTTAGTACTATTCCTGAAGAGCATAAACAAAAAATCCTTGAAGCATATGAGGAAGCTGGTATTACTCCACCTAGAGATATCTTTGGCTATCTCATGTCCAAATCACTTAAAAATCTAACAGATCGTGCACAGGAGTTTACGAAACTATGACTAAAAGTATATCAGAAATTTTGGCAGAAGCAGCCTCAAAAAACAAAAAGGCAGATCGTGTTGCTATACTTCAGAAGAATTCATCTGCTGCTCTTAAGAAAGTTCTAGGTTTTGCATATGACCCACGAGTCGTCTTTGCATTACCAGAAGGAAACATTCCAGACGAGGCAATCAACTTTGCGAACAAGGCTGATGATTTACAGGGTGCATTATATAATCGTGCACGAATGCTGGACTATGTTATTCAAACGCCGACAAATAAGTCAAAGCCTATTGAACGCGAACGTATCTTCTTTCAGCTGCTTGAAAGTGTTGATCCTGATGATGCAAGACTTCTTATTGCTATCAAGGATAAGAAACTTCCCGAGCAATATTCAAAGGTCAGCAAAGAAGTTGTAGCAGAAGCGTTTCCTGGTATTGCCAAAGGATGGGAGAAGTAAAATGGGAAAGACGTTTCGAAACCGGAAACGTTATTTCGACGATGACAACTATTCCTATGAAGAAGTTGGTGGTCGTAAAAAGAAAGCTCTCAAAAAGCAAAAGAAACGTGAGAAAAAGAAGTTTGTTCAATTGGACAAACAAGACATTGAGGCACTTGTAGGTCATGAATCCAAATAAAGCACTGATTGTTGGCAACGGCCTATCTCGTAAAGATATTGATCTTAGAGAGGTAGCTCGTGTTAACGACAATATGACTATCTTTGGTTGTAATGCAATCTACAGAGATTATGCTCCTGATTATAATGTACCAGATTATCTGGTAGCTATTGATGAGGGTATCATTACTGAGATTGAATGTAGCACATTTCCTTCCTCAAGAGTGATTATACCTCCCGAAGAAGAATGCTGGGAACCAAGAGAAATCTGGGCTGAAATTCCTGCGTTTTCTTCTACTCCAAGATCAAATGCTGGTACAAATGCTATTCTTGAAGCAATCAAACGTGGCTATACAGATCTGCGATTAGTTGGTTTCGATTCTTTTGTTTATGAGAAGAATATTGCTGAAAGCAATATATACGAAGGAACAGAGAATTATAGTACAGAGACAAAAGCAACATTTGAAGAAAGTATCTCTCGTGTTCGATATATCTCTTGGATAGTAGAAAAAAATCGTAATGTAACATTTACGTTTTACCTTCCAGAAAATGTACCATATATCTCTATTGACCTGCCTAATGTTCATTACAAAACATATGCAGTCTTATAAATAGAATATGATAGAAAAGTCAAAACAACATCTTGAAGTAGTCAATAAAAGTTGGTGGGAACATTTTTGTTTTGCGCAAAAGATTTCTTTCCGCCTGCTTAAAGCTTCATTTGTTCTCTGTTTACATGGTTTTTTTCCAGGATTGTTTCAGTGGAATACATCAAACTCCATAGAAAAAATCCATAATGATTTGAACGGAAATTAGAATGCCAATTTATTCTTTTGAAAACACTAAAACCGGCAAAGAATTTGACGAAATGATGTCATATAATGAGAAGGTTCAGTATCTCAAAGACAATCCACACATCATAGCCATTATCACAAAAGCACCTGGACTTGTTTCAGGTGTTAACCATAGTCAGAAAACTGACGGTGGTTGGAATGAAATGCTTTCACGTATTGCTGATGCTAATCCTTATTCTGAGATTGGCGAACGGTATGGTGATAAAGGTATTACCGCAACTAAAAAACGACAAGCTGTTAAGAAATACAGAAAGGCAAGAGATAAAGCTGTTGGCCGTTAGAACTTTGGGTGAGGACATAGAATGTTCAGTCTCACATTTAACAAAGGACGTTCATATGAGCCACCTTTCCGTTGCCACTCCTTCTCCCGTAAAATTGTCAAATCGGCAACAACGTAAACTTAAAAAGTCTACCAAAAATGAATTCAGACTTCGACCTATCGTACCTCAAAATCCACGACAATCCAGTGCAATCAATTCCTTCTATAATGACAAGAATTTACTCATGCATGGATTCAGTGGAACGGGAAAGACGTTCCTTGCGCTTTATCTTGCGTGTCAAGACATCCTTGATAATGGAAGCGAGGGAGCTGCAGGAGTCACAATTATCAGATCAGCCGTCCCTAGCAGAGATATTGGATTTATGCCAGGGAACATTAAGGAAAAGGCCGCTCTTTATGAGGCTCCTTACGCGGATATATGCAGCGAACTATTTAATAGAGGAGATGCATACGCATATCTCAAATCAAAGGGACTTATCGAATTTTGCACAACGTCTTATTTGCGCGGAATCAATCTAGAAGATAAGATTGTGGTCGTCGATGAATGTCAGAATTTAAACGGAAACGAACTCAATACAATTATCACACGACTAAAAGATAGCTCACGTATTATCTTCTCAGGAGATTATCGACAGTCAGATCTCTCTAAAGAGAAAGAACGAAGCCATCTTCATTCCTTTATGGAAATACTGAAAAGAATGTCGTATTTCGATTGCATTGAATTTGAAAAGGATGATATAGTTAGATCAGATATGGTTAAACAATTTATCATTCTTAGAGAAGAATTGGGGCTTACAAGTTGGTATTAGAAGATGCACGTGTGCCTGTATTAGATCTGGCACGATATGAGAATGGCGAAGAACGTCGATATATTACGCCTGATGGTAAATCATATCCTTCCATGACGACTGTCCTTGGGATTCGTCCCAAGGATGGTCTCGAAAAATGGAAAGAACGTGTAGGACCTAGAGAAGCAGAAAGGATTGGTCGACAGGCTGCAAACTTTGGAAAGGACATTCACAAGCTTTGTGAAGAGTATATTCTTCATGAGTTGAATAGAACTGTTCATCCAGATTATTCAAAGCTTCTCATGCCAATAGAATACATTGCTTTTAAACAACTGCTTCGTGTTCTTAAACAGAAAGTTTCTAAGATCTATGGAATCGAACTTCCACTCTATAGTAATGAACTAGAAACCGCTGGTACTTCTGACCTTGTGTGTCAATATCAAACGGTAAATGCTATCCTTGATTTCAAAGCACTTCAGAAACCAAAGAAACGAGAATGGATCGACGGATATTTCATGCAGGGTGCTGGATATGGAAAGATGGTCGAAGAACGATATGGAATTGAAGTGCCATTGACTATTATTGCACTTGCTACACCACACGGTGATCTGCAAATATTCTGTGAAAAGAATTCTAAATGGTTGCCTAAATTTCTTGAAGTAAGAGAGTTATATCGAAAGGAGAAAGAAAATGTCAAGCTCGCTGTGGGATGTTGAGTTGCCGGCAGAGGTTTTATCACTCAACTATAATCTATCCTCTAATACAGTAGAAGAACTTCTAACAAACGTCAGAACAGTTCTCAAGAGAGATGATTTATCAGAATGGGGAGTAGAATATTGGTCTTCTGTAGAGAAAAAAATTATGGAAAAATATTCGAAAATTCATTGACTCTACTAGTCAATAATGTATAATAATATAGTTGATGACATTTTGTCATTATTGTGTGAAACTTTATGAAAGGATAAAACATGAGTCGCACTAAGAAACTGATTGCCGCTTTTAAGCGCGGTGATGAATTGACTGCTGATCAGATTGTTGCACGTTATCGTCTGGCAAATCCGACAGCTGTTATCTCTCTTCTTCGCAAGGATGGTTACTCTATCTATTCCAACCGTCGTGTCAACAGTGCCGGTGATGTTCGTACGAAGTATCGTCTCGGCACACCGAAGCGTTCGGTTGTTGCGGCAGGAGTACAGGCTCTTCGCGAAGCCGTTTAAAAACAGGCACTTATCGACAACCTGTTGATATAACACTGTTTTTAATAAACTAAAAAAACATATAGTGTGGAATCAGGCACTTAGAGATAAGTCATTGATTCTGCACTATATTTTTTTGTGAAAAAACTATTGACGAAATATCCTTTTCCTGGTAGAATTATATTAACAATTGGAAAGGAACAATCAGATGCGAACCTTTAAAATGTTTTCCCGCCGCGGCGATTCTATTGTCAACGACCGCGTTTTTGAACCGATCTGTCAGTTGATTATCGCGATGTTGGCCAACAAAGACGGCCGGAAGATCTGGACTGGACTTGATCAGGAAGATCTTGTCAAGATCACAAAAAACGTTCTTAATAGCATTTCAAATGAACTGCCGACTCTAGCTGGGGAAGCCACGGATACGGTTGTTCGCGAATCTGTCCTGGTTCAAATCATGCAGACCGTCGGACATCTTGTTGACGACAGTCCCAAAGTTTCAATCAACTACTAAGGAAAGCTATATCATGTCATACGCAACTTATGCTGATCTCCGTGAATGGGCTAAAAACAAATGTGCAGGTGCTTTGAAAGCTCGCCGTAGGATTCTTGAAGAAGCTTTGGAGTCTGATCAACCTTTGTCATGGGATCGGGGCACACGTCTAGCTGACGCAGACGCCATGCTTGAAACTTACGAAATTCGCGCATGGGCAAACCTTGAAGATGGAGACGTTGACAACTGGGACGACACTTTGTCTGATAAGGATATTGCTCGGCTGCAGAGGTGTTTGTTTGTCGCTATTAGCGAAGCAACAAGCACTTCAACAAACGAATGGAGCAATTCTTCTCGCCGGAAACAAGCCGACTATATGCGTCAGTTTGTCGAATTTGCTCTCGGCGATACTTTTTACATTCGATAAGGAAAACATCATGAAGGTTTTTGAAGTCACACATAAAATCACACGAACTGAAAC